TTTTGATCCTTCGCCACCCTTTATAATATCAAATTCTTTGAAAGACTTTTCGATAACCGTACCTTTGAAGTCCTCAAGTCCTAAATTTTCTTTTCCGAAATTCATAGCTTTATGTTTTATAATATCCTTGTTAAATTCCTTAATGTATATTGTTCCTTCTTATTGTCGATGAATACTGTGGCCACCAACCTATTTAGGTCAAGATCACAAACCTTACCAATCATCTCACCATCGTCGCCTATTCGCACCTCTGAGCCATTGTGATAGTAATTCTGTAGATCTGAAAGCTCCAACAATTCCCTCTCCTGCTCGTCCTTATAAACGAAGTTAGGATAGCCTATCTTGTTGAACACCTTATTATAATATTTATCTCTTATCTCGTCCGATGTGAATATCGACTTCAGACAATTACGCAGTGCTATATCCTCTATCTTCTTCTTCTTGCCGATCATGACCTTCTCTTTCCAGTATGTCTTGTCTTTTGGCTTAGGATAGATCTTGTGGCGAAGTTCTGCACAGATATACTCCTCTTGAAGTTTAGAGAAGTACTCATACAACGGGATATCCCGAGTTTTTTCTGACATGTTATACAATTCATGATTCTCAACAGTTTCGTTTACGATCTTATTTGAAGCCATAAAATTAATTAAAAAATTTGATATATTAAAATTATTCGCCATTTATCTTAGTTTATTCGTAATCTTACTCACATTGAACGACATCGGATCCTTCAAATCGTTCATAATATTAACTAATTCCTCACATGTTAGGTCATCTGGATCACAGCCAACCTTATTTATATAGGCAATCCTCGTTTCGAAGTGGTTTGAGAGCATCAAACCACACTTCTTAATAGAATCTACAGCATCTTGGTCAAACATCAAAATAACACTTCCTATGCTTTTATCCAATAACCTTTTTATCTGCCACTCCGACACGCTCTGACCGAACATAGCACAACATCTGACACTCTCATCGTGATATAGGCAGAGTTTACGATCGATCGAAAACTTTGAAAAAATTCCTTCGACTAATATCACTGTCTCTGTATTCTCTGTTACGTCGTTTATGCCGTACAGATACTTACTGAAGTCAGTATCAGGACTGTTCTTGTATCGTAATAACAGATCACACTTACCTTCTTTATATGACTGCAGATTAGCTTCGTGCCACTTCTTTGATTCTTTCGATCTTGCGATAAAACCAACACACATATCATCATGTTCTCGTATAGGGAATAACAAGTATCTGTTTTTATAAATTGGATCTATGCCCGTCATCCCAACTTCATATCTCAAATACTCTATAAACCCTCTATTATATAAATATTTATCATTCATTATTCTATGATAACCTATAGGAAGTCTCTTTTCAGGCATTGAATAATCTAATTCCTCTTGTTCTGTTGTTAATCCTGTGAGCTTCTCAGTTATATCTACATCTACCGAGTATTCTAAAAGATCTTTACGATCTATCCTAATAAGATATTTGAAAAGTGACTCTGTAAATCCTCCATAAAAACAATGTGCGGTTGAATGTTTTTCACCTAATATTATTCCGAATTTATCACTTTTTCCACAATCTGGACAAGTCATATTCTTAGCCCGAAGCCAACCTTTTTGGCCGAAAGGATAAAGTGATAGTTCTTCTATTATTTTATCTTTGTTGAATTGCATTATTCTATATCAAAAAGTTCTAAAGTTCTTTTGCGATCGTAGAAACGTCCATTATTAAACGCTGTTGCTATTTTTATTATCCTATCACCTTCTGTATCTCTCATTTTATCTACATAAATTCTAGCTAAATTCTTTTGATATTCATCATTAGTTGTATTATACGTAATTACCAAAGAAAATGGATTTATAATGCCCTTATCACCACTAGCATTGTGCCTCGTAATTCTGAACTCCGGACGATTATAGTGTTCTGGAGCTATATCTGAAGCCTGCATAGCTGTACAAGATACTAACTTAAACTCAATAGCAAGATTTGTTATTTTTTCTGCAATTGCCTGTCTACGTGCTTTTTCAGAATCCATAGAAGCAGAATATCGTTTCCCATCCCCTGGAGAAAATTTTTCTAGATAGTCAACTATTAGTAAATCAGGTGGTTTGCCGTTAACTTTTACATATTCAAGTATAATTTCTCTAATATCTTTTATTGACGCTGTATCAAACTGTTCAAATGCAACTACATCAATTTCCGCTCCCTTACCTATTATATCGGTATAAATTTTTTCTAATTTAGCCTCAAATTCTGCTGAAATATTAGCGTTACGGATATCTTTAAAACTCTGAGCTGTCCAAGAGGAATCCAACTTAGCAAGTAAACGTTCTTCTGTATCTTCAGCAGATACAAACAATACTTTAAACCCCCTACGTGCTCCAGTTATTGCCCTATGTATTAAATATGTTGTCTTACCAGAACCAGAACGTGCAATCATAAGTTCACTTTGTCCACGTTCTACCCCACCATATGTCAAACTATCCAACTCATCTATACCAGTAGGTATCTTCTCAGCATATTGATTACCATTCAACCTATCTATCTGACGCTTATCCTGACGCTCTTTGAACCCTGCGAACACCTTCTTATACTTACCCACTGAGCTCCTCAGACTGAAATTCACTATCTCTGCCGACTCACTGTTCAACAACTGCATAGCTTCGTCTGCCTTGTCGTTGTTGTATAGAGTGGTTACTTTATCGTGTAAAGCTACGAATCGTGACTTCTTTATGAAGTCCTGTAGTGAATCAAGTATCTGATCTGTGTCCTGTAATTTAGTGTTCCCTATCTCTGATATAGTTGCCTGTATCTTTGAATCTGTCGCATTAAGCTGTGATAGCTGACCTATCGATGGTATCTTGTCATTATTACTATATAGTGATACTAAGTCTTTTAATATTTTTTTGTACTGCGGAAGTGAAGTTGGTATAAATTCGAACTTCACGTGCTGACGTATCGCTTCTATTATCTCTTTCTTATATAGTGCTGCCTTGAATAACTCTTGTAGAAACGAACCCTGTAACTCCATGTACGATCTTCTTTATTTTTATAAATATAATAAAAATTATGATAATATTAAACATCTTTTAAATTCTGATTCCACTTTCTCCCAATCAACAAAAGGTCTATTAGACAACCAACCATCATATTTAAGTGGACATCCAAGAGCAGCGTCATCTATATAAAGTTCTGCATAGCATTTCGGACTGGTCGTCCAATCCTGATTCGGATTCCTCTGAACAGCATATAACTCTATACCGTTATCTTTGAACCAATCAACAGCATCACTCAAAAAATTACCTGTTACATCTTGTATGTCTTCGTGTTTTGTGTCACCTTTTACATATCTGTCACTACGCATAGTAAATAGTATAAGTTTGTGTCCTTCTTTTACCAACTTTCTTAATACAGGTGCTGCTCCTATATTTCTGCCTACTTTGGGAAATTCGTGTGTTACGCATGTCCCATCAAAATCCAAAGCTATTATCATACTTTATTAAATGTTTTGTGAATTAATTCTCTTATTTGCCTCTTCTCGCTTGTAGTCAATCTTATTTGATGTAATTTGTGATATCCTGATACAATATCAGCTTTTACCCCAATAACTGCTACATTATATGGTAATTCATGAACTCCATCTCTAAGTATTGCATTTATCTTTATATCATAAAATCTTTCAGAATGTTTTAATTCAGTACTAACAATTTCCATGATTATTTTGGTTTTTGTTTACATTTATCTCCATGATATTTATTAATCGTTCCTTTTATACCAGTCATATTGCAATATGGGCAAGTTAGTATATTACTATTAATTTTATGATCTGGGTTTAATTTACAATTATCAAAATGCCAAATTCTCATAGCAGTATAGCCACCTTCTTTATTACAATATGGACAAGTAACTTTATAACTATTTCTATTACCACTAATTTTTCTAATATCTTCAGGTAAATCACCCTTATATCTATATTTTTCTATATTAGCTAATCTCTGTATAGCAATTTCTGTTAATACTGGAGCATTTATACAATTTTCATTATGATTATACTGTAAAACTTTTGCATTTACTGTTTCAAAATCACAATATTTACATTTCTGTATAGGTCTTGTACCATCTTTCCAAGACTTCTTCATATTTTCTTTGCCTTCTTCAGTAAACAATACACCTGTCTTCTTTTCAGATAAAGCATCTTTTCTTTCTTGAGTCCAAATAGCAGGATTCTTAGGTCTTGTCTTTGCTATTACATCATTACGCTTTTCTATATTTATATTAGGATTCTGTAAACAACATTCATTATGATAATTATTTAAAACAGACACAGACCTAGTTTTATGATGACAATAATCACATTCATAAAATTTTATTTCATCTTTATTAGGATTCTTAAGACAATTTTTAAAATGAAATAATTCCATAGAACCTAAATTTTTACTAAGAAACCCACAAAAATTACACGGTATTTTATTTTCAGAAACAATTGGAGATTTACCTTTCATTCTTACACTTACTGCGTCACAAAAATCTTGATTCCTTTTCTTACCCCTATTCTTTACAGCAGCTTTTTCATGAGCTTCTACACTAATGAATCCACCACTTGCATTATGTGATATATTATAAATTTCTTCTCCTAAATTCATATAATAATCAATCCAATACTGTTCCTTTTCTATAAGTTTTTGTAAATCTTCACAATATTCTATAATCTCACGTTCAAAATTTTCTCTCCCATATTTATTTATAGCTAAATTTAATGAGTAGCCAGAACCCAAATAACCATCTTCTAATTTTTTAGTACTATGTCTTCCTACATAATATCTATCATTTATTAAATTAGTAGTCTTATAAATAAAATGTATTTTTTCTTTACCCATTTATAAAAAATTAATATTTAAAGCATCGGCAGTTGTACGAAAACCAGAAACACAAAAAAATGTAGCGAGGGCACAATCGTCATGCTCCCCAACAGCCTCTAATTTAGAATTATCTTGATTATATGTTACGCTATTAAATTCTGAACATATAATATCAGTCATAGCTCTTGAATATTCATCACCTCTAGGAAACTTTATCTGTCCTCTTTCAAACATAGCTGATAATGAAGGTAGACCGTTATACTGATCCTTCTTATTCCATCCAGTGGTATAATATGGTTCTACATTATGAATCCCATGCTCCTTAGCTAAATCAACCATAACCTTCTGAAAATTATTGGATTCCATAACAAACAAATCAGGTTTCAAATTAGCTTTTATCATTTGTAAAGCTCCTATCTGCTCATTATGACTAGCTCCCTGCTTACGCCAAATGTTTATAAGCCAGTACCTTTCAAGATCATCTATACCCATTGTGATATAAACTGTATAATCTGCTCCAATAGAACCACTTATAGCAAAATCACAACCAGTCACAACTTTTTTAAACTTAATAGGGAACTCTTCTATACGTTGTGCTAACTTAATATCCTGAGTTTGTACAAATGCACGATTTAAATAGTCATAAGGGAAAATACTCATAGCATCTGTTATCGGCTTACACAAGTATTCTCTACTGAAAATCGGTGTACCTAACTGACGCTTGGTATCCTCATAGTACTTCATGTCGAACCTCATCGGATTAGTCAACAATCCCTCATGAGTATATGCTGGATACTCGAAGCACTTCCAATCTGTGTTCTTCTTCAATATCGTATACAGATCATGATCTGTGAACGGAGTACCTATCACAATCATATTTCCACCCTTATTCAATACAGGGAATATCTCACCATTAAACTGCTTTATGTATTTATTATTCTGCTCCTTTGAATATATCACACTGTCGTCGAGATAGTCGTCAAGTATTATCTTACCTGTGTGTAATCCACGTATCTCACTGTCTGATGAGCGTATAGTCCACGAAGCACCATTCTTACATAATATCTCGGTATCTCCCCACTTACCTGTGTTACGGTTAGGTAACAACACTTCCCTGAGTATATCGTTGTTCTCAATCTCCTTACGTATGTCGTGCATCACCACATCTTTGGCAAATTTGAACGTATTAGTCACACTCAATCCCTTTTCACACGACCGTATCTCCTGAGGTTGTTTAGTGAGTGATGTGTTCTGCTTATATCTATACATAGTCCACACAGGATATGCCATGTCAATAGCGAACGTCTTACCTAGACCACGTGAGGCTAATATCAACAGATTCTTGAATAACTGCACGTAGTTTCC